TGCACCCAAAACAATTGAACGATTGGAGGAAATTAGCGTGGCGCGCAATTTTCAACGCAAACTGGATGAGGCGGAAGATGATGATGATGAGGACAGGCTGAAAATTGGCGAAGACGTGGACAGCATGAGCCTTGGATTCACAGATTTGAACCCGGATTCATTTAGTAGTGGATCAGATGATATTATTAAGTTGGATTTCGATGAACTATAGGGAAACCTACGGTTTCCCCTAAGGGAACTCGTCGTTCCCTTATAATCCCATACTAAGGGAACTAGTCGGCTACTAATAAAGGGAGGGGGTCGTAGGGGGGCATAAGAGAAGCTCCGCTTCTCTGAATCCCTAGGTTCCCCTAAGGGAACTCGTCGTTCCCTTATAATCCCATACTAAGGGAACTAGTCGGCTACTAATAAAGGGAGGGGGTCGTAGGGGGAACCGTAGGTTCCCCTACATGCGGTCAGAAACGCACTTTTTCAAAATCGTTGATTATATAGAATGGAAGCCCTTGTTGCCATAATTATTATTACAACCGTTCTCTACATTTTAGCAAAAATGATTGAGATGAAATATGTTGACAGAGAGATGCGCCCTTTGAAAGAACTCATTCGTGATGCGACCATTGTTGCGGTTTCGGCCGGTGTTTCCACTTTTGCCGTGTTTTCGATGAACAAATCGATGAATGGGTTCTTTAGTGCAATGACTGAGCAAACGCATTTGCCGGCGGTTGCGGCGGTTTTTACCGACAATCCGGAGTTTTAAAAATAAATTTATAGTGTTATATTATAAATTTATGGACTCTATTGTTGTGCCCCAAAACAACTCTGTTGTGCCCCAAACCCTAGGTATCTTTACCAAAAAAATGTCAGGGATGTTTACAAGAAAAAACCAAAAAGAAGGTGAAGACGAACAATTTAAAGCAACAATAGCAGCAGAAAATAAAGAATTCGACGCAGAAAAGGCAGCAGAATTGTACGCAGAAAATTCAAAAGAAGATCCATACTATGAAAAAATAACAAATGAAATAAATTATAATGATGGAATTAACTTTTATATTAAAGATAAAGATGGAAAATATAGAAAACAAAATGGAAAAATACTAAGTGTTACTGGACAACAAATGCTAAAAAATCTTAAGGCAAAACTTAATTTAGACGGAAATCCATTAATTGATTGTAATAATTGTTATATAAAAAAAACCGAAAAAGAAGAAATAAAAGCAAAATACATACTTCCTTTACCAGAAGATGCAGGTAGTGATGTAAAGCCTTTTGTTTCTGGAAAAAAAAAAGGTTTGTTTAGCAGTAGTCAAAGCTCAGAACTTGATTTATTATCTGCAGAGTATGATGCATTTAATCAGCGAGTTGAAAATTTGAATTCCGTATTTTTGGTTATTGCTTCAGCCGGTGCTATAACTGCTGCTGTTGGGTTTACGGTTATTACTGCAGGTGTAGGTGCAATCCCAATACTTACATTAATTGCATTTTTACCACTTATTGGAAGATCCGCACAATTGTTTCCTGCACAATGGTGGAAGTCGTCCGAGCTGCAATATATTTCAGGTGCTTGTTGTGCAATGGTTACAAATATGTCCGATGATTTAATTAAACTTCGAAAATTTTATAAAATTACTAGTGATATTCAAAAAGATAAATCTAATACTACAATTATTGATGAATTAAAAAAAAATAGTCATAGTATTGACGAATATTTACAGCCTGCTGGTTTATACATACCGGTAGAGAAAAATTTGTATAAATTTATGTTTATTTTATTAAACGCAATTGATTTCAATGCAAGCAAAGAAAAATTGGGTGATATGCAGTATAATTTTATTCTAGGATTGTTTAATTATTGCGATTTTGAGAATTCTAAGTATACAATAGTTAATGGTAAAGCACAATTATCAGAAGAAGAAATAAAAACACAAAAAATTGGAAAATTTAAATACAGATATACTTATGCAGATAATTGTGGGTTTGATATATGGAAAGAAGATAATATTTCAGAAACACAATATGGAAACGAAAATAACTATGCAAGGAGTTGTAATAATTATAATGATACAATTGTGCGTTTACTAGAACATAAATTTTTAAGTGCAAAAGATGTTTTGACACAAATCAGTAATCTAACGAGTACATCAAACGAACAAAAAGCAAAAATTGAAAAATTTTTAAAAAAATCTTCATCATCTTCATCAACAATGTTTAGTCGCGCAGCAAAACAATTTAAGGAAACATTTGTTGGAAACCCAAACCAGTCATATCGTGAAATGTTGCGTGAATACACAATTATGGCTGCCAATTGGGGAATGATTACATCAAAATATGCGATTCAGTATAGCGAATTTATTCTGTTTGTTGGCGCAGAAAAATATAAACCACTTTTAAATGCGTTAGATGGGTTTACTTCTACATTAGAAACCCAAATTGAAAAAGATAACATTAAAGTTACTGGTTTAATTCAACAAAATTCTACGAATGATGTTTTTAAAGCATTAAATAATAGTCAAAATGATGATAAAGACCTTAGGGAAGACTTTAGTGGTGGTCGTTTAAAATCCAAAAGACAGCGTAATCGCGCAGCCACCACAAAAAAACGCAAAAACCGTAAATAATTACACTTCCATTTATGACGAAGCCAAATAATTCTTTACCAACTTAAAATATTTACGAAATCATAAATATTTTAACACCACGTTTTCATCGGCAAAGACACAAATCGAAATCCATTATACGCTTTATCTTCGGCTATCGCTTTTGCAAGAGTTTTGTCGCTCATCTTCTCAAGTTTAATACAATCATATTTGCATTTGTACTCTTTAACCAATTCACCATTTTCATTGTACATTCCGAGTCCATCTTTATACAATAACACATCTTTTCCATATTTTTCTGTAAAATTTTGTACTACATTCTCATCACACTCGCCATATAATTTATAATAAAACCCTTGTGTCTGAGTTCCTTTTTTTACAGCATTATCTAAACCACTCATTGAGTATCCGTTCATTAACGCAGCAGTTTTTCTGTCCAAATATACATTTAAAATCTCGGTTTGGTCGGAGTTCAATTTGGCAACATAATCCATGTTTTTTGCAATTGTAGGGCGTGTTGGTTGCAAATTGTGGAGAACGGTTGCATCCATATCGCATTCCACAAACAACCATCTGAATCCGTTGTAAACTATGTTTTCCAAAACTGCTTTTGATAAGCTTGGGCGTTTTATAGACCGGTCTTCATTCATTACTTCGGTTGCTGACTCATAAACTTTGATAAGTTGCATTGTGACTGGATTGATTTTTTGAACGCGCGGACCCAGTGTTTGTAATGGTTCTTGGAATCCTGTTTGAATTTTCACAGGTCTTGCTTCCACTATTTTTTCAATCATAGATTCTAGTTTATTAATTCGCGTATGTAAAAGTTTATTGGATTCTTCGATTCGCTTGTTTGACTCAATAAGTTCAACCATTGCTGGACTGTCGTGATTCATAGCAATTACTTTGAGTTTCTCAATCTCCAGTTCTATTTTTTTTGTTCCATATTCTTGGTAATTGTCTATTTGCGAATTGATTACATCAAGTAATATTTGGTATGTCAATTTTTTGCCGACCAAAAATAATTCGTGTTCATTTTCGTGTTTCTCCATATCCTTTACTTGGTTGCATCTTATTTTTTGATGATTATGAATATACGATTCAAAATCTTTGCTTTGCTGAACTACAAATACATCAAGCAAGACACATTCGGGATATTTACTTTTATGTTCATTGTATCTTCCGACTACGCCTCTGCGACTTTCGCCAATCTTCACAATGTATTCGCCACTTTCAAACGTTTTTACGCGGACAATGTAGACAATTGGAATATGCATTGTAAACTGGTTTAACAAAACTTTTTCCTTTTCAAGTTCCTTCTGTTTTTTGAGTTTGATTTGATAGTCGGCTTCTCTTTTTGCAATATCATTCACATTTGTTATTTGAATATTTCTCAATTGGTCTGAAAGTGATTTACATTCTTCCATAATAACTTCTTGAATTACCTTTTCCATTTTCACATAATATTCGTGAATTTCATTTGATTTTTTTGTTCCGGCTTTTAAACAAAATAATTTAAAAGCTCTAATTGTCATTAAAATAATTTCTTTATTGTGACCTCCGCGACCTTCTTTTTTTGCTCCTGCGACTTCAGGAGCAAAGATTTTGTAATCAATATTATTGTAAAAATATTTTTCTAGTACTTGTTTTGCATTAGATTTTTGTTGAAATCCTATCCATTCCCATACTTTATCCAAATCAATAACATAATCAGTATCGTTATAATTCAAATAACAATAAAAACTTGACAAAAACATTTGCTGTTCATATGTGTTGAAATTTTCTTTCATTTTATCTACCATGGATGACTGGTAGTTTCCAGTAAGCTTTGTTAGTGGGTTACTTTCAATTAGATTCACTATATCTACGCTCATTATATGTATTTGTAATGCTTATTTCTTTATATTGTTTATTTTTTTTGTTTATGATTTTAAAAATCATAAACAAACAATGCTTTATTTTATTCTAAAGCAAAATTACAATGGAAATAAACATATTATAAAATTGAAAACTTATATTGCAACAAACAAATCAGTATATTTGGATGAAGTGTTTGGGAAAAGACAGGAACAACAAACAATGCCGAAATTATGGCTCACCATTTTGCAAGAACCACATGTATATGAATGAATATACAAGTGAAATGTTGGATGCAATACAATTCTGCAAAGGGTGTAACAAATGGAAGGATTTGCCTTCAGGCAAAATTCAATGTTTGTCGTGTGGAGAAAGAGGTGCGGAAAACCGAGCAAAAGCAAAAACCGAAGTTGTTTTGTGCAAATCCGATGGTTGCACCTTCAAGAAATCCGACGAAAATGATTATTGCGGAAAGCACCAGCTGTGTTTGTTCGTGGATGAATGTTTGGCTGAAGGAATGAAACCATGTGCAAAGTATTTGAAAGGGTGTCGTGCAAAACTTGGGTCAGATTATGTGTTCAAAAGTTGTCAAGAATGTTTGGAGAAAGAGAGAGAAAGAGATAATGCAAAACGGGCTGCCGTATCGGATGAAATTGTTGATGGAAAGAAACAATGTACAGTTTGTTGTAAATTCAAGCCGGTGAATGAGTATTCAGAAACAAAAACTTGTTTGCAGTGTAGAGAAGAATTTAAAAAACAAAATGAAAAGAGAGACAAAGAACACGTGAATGAAATTCAACGGATTGCATCGCAAAAACCTGAGAGAAAGGCTGTTAAAAATGAGTGGGTAAAAGCAAATCCTGAAAAAGTTGCATTGAAAACATTAAATTACAGAGACAGACAATACAATGAAAACCAAGAAGAGTATTTGAAGAGAAATGCAGAAACAATGGCTAAGTGGCGAGAAAACAATCCCGAAAAGGTGGAAGAAGCCAATGATGCCCGCTTAAAAAATATTCAATACTATTATAAACATTACATATACGACTCAAATAATAACCGACGATTATTTGAATTGTCATTTGAGCAATTTGAAGGAATTGTTAAAACACCTTGTTATTATTGTGGTATAATCCAAGAAAAGGGATTTAATGGAATTGATAGAATGGACCAAACACAAGGATATGTATATAAAAATTGTGTAAGTTGTTGTAAGATATGTAATTTTATGAAAGGAGCTGTTGATAATATAACATTCTTACAAAGGGTTGAACATATATTAACCCAAAATAGTATGATAAAAAATGGAAACTATTATCCAAATGCATTTAAAAATCATGAGTATGTATCTTATTCAATGTACAAACATGGTGCTGAAAAACGCAATTATAATTTTGAAATTACACTCGAAGAATTCAACAAACTTATTTTGGAAAATTGCTATATTTGCGGAAAAAAAACAGATGAAACACATACAAATGGAATTGATAGATTTGACAATGAAATTGGATATACTACTAATAATGTAAATACTTGTTGCGGTCAGTGTAATTTTATGAAAAAAGACATTGAATATGATGTGTTTATAGCTCAATTGCATAAAATATACAAATGTTCTTCTAAAAAAGAAATGGTGAAACCAAGTGTTTGTATTGTAAATATACTTTCACCAAATATAAATAAGAAGTCAAAAATTGAACTTTCAGAAGATGCAAAAAAACGGAAACAAATAAAACGGCAAACCACGAGAGAAAAATACGCAAACGAAGAATACAAAAAAATGCGTGTAGAACAACTGGTAAAAAATAAATAAATCTTTGATAAAAAACATTTTTTTTATCAAATAATCAATACCATATTATGGTTTTGTGCAATAGCTTTAAGCTTTTATACCGGTTTCTAACAAATAAGCATTTCCTCTTATTTAAACCTTGTGCTTTTTGAATGGGCACAACACCCTCTCGGGTGGGAATAGACTATATCTTAAGCGTTCGTTGAGAATGATTAGTTCTCTCGCGCCCATCAGCATTTAGTCGTTGAACCGCCTTCATATCCTATCATAACGGACTTAGAAGACTGGCTGCGGATTGCCCTATAATATAAAACTTTTTACTATACCTTATGTTGTTATCATAAGCCACTATATAATTTCTTATACAGTTTAGTATTTTATACCTTGAGGGGTTTCCCGCAATTTGGAGATGTTGCCTTGTTTTATCAAGACTTGCATATCTTTTGGATACACATTTACTCCCATTATAGGTTATTGCAAACCCGATTTAGGAATACGCGACACCGCACATACCGGCCATCACCCTTAAAACATTGTAAGAGTAAGCATACACTCTGACCTTAGCAGTCGAGGTTCCAGCAACGGTTCCGGAGGAGAGCACCAACTGGAGTGTGGCGTTATCAATTCTGGAGAAGTTGCAAGATCCGCTGGGTTGGTGCTCCTCAGGCCTAAGCGCGAATGAGTACACGTTGATACCGGTATCAGGGGCTCTAGTGTGGTGCTGGAAGGGCTGAACAACGTCGAAGTAAGAACCCTCTCTCTCGGAGATTCGGTCTTGACCGTTGAGCTGCAACTTGGCAGTGACGACGGGGTTCTCACCCCAGCAGTGGAGGTGGAGGGCAGTCTCAGCAAGCACGAATGTGCCGGCATCGGACAAGGCAGAGCCAGAGGGGGCAGAGCCGTCTTGGTTGAAAACACCGGAAGTAGCGTGCCAGTCCTGGTTGCCGTTCATTGCACCGCCAGACACGGCATCGGTGGCACCGGCCATCTGGAAGACACCTCCACTAATGAAGGCGTTGGTACCAGAGGTCTCAGCGGGGCCTCCGAAGACGTGGATCGAGGGAGGGAGAGCATCAATGGCATCGGTGTAGTTGAAGGGCTGGGCACCAAGGACCTTGAACAAGGTTGAGTTGCCCTCGAGGGAGGCGCAGTAATCAACGTTGGAATCGGGCTGGACGACCCAGATGAGCTCCTTGCAGGGGTGGTTGAAGTTAATCTTGATCTTATTACTGGAAGAACCAACGGACTCATCGCCAGTGTACTGGAGCTGCTCAATGAGGTACTCGTGGGGGTTCTGGGCCATCTTTCTGCGCTCATCGGTATCCAAGAAGATGAAATCAACGTAGATAGAGGCGGCAACGAGGGACTGCTGGTAGGCAGTGGTGACGGCCAAAGAGGCACCGCTGGTGTTTCCAATAATGTCCTTGACAGCCCACAAGCACTCACCGATGGGTCTGAAATCGATGTTAATCTTGACCTCGTGGTACTGGAGAGCGACCAAAGGCAGAGCAAGGCCGGGGTTTCTGCAGAACCAGAAGAGGAGGGGGATGTACAAAGTGGTCTCAGGGAGAGCCTTTCTGGGGGCGCAAACCTGACCTGGGCCTCCAGTGGAAGCGCAGGGTCCGTTGATGTCGGCGAAGGCGGGGTCAGTCATGTAGGTGAGCTGAGTGGTGTGGCCAATCATCTTGTAGTAACCAGCCTGCTGCTCAGAAGAGAGGGTAAGCTGATTCCAGATGTGCATCCAGTCACCATATTGGCGGTCAATTCTCTGGCCTCCAATCTCGACCTCAACCTGGGCAATGAGCTGCTCACCGGGGTAATCCAACCAACGGGCATACACATTGGAGTTAGAGGCAGCCATGGTCTGGTTAATCTCAGGGAGAGTAACCTG